ACGGCTCTGATAAGCAGGGTAAGATCGTTACCGAATCTGAAATGGAAACCTTGCTGTCTGACAACAAGATCCCCAAGATCACTGTTATCACTCGCAAGTTCGCCATTGACCGTGACGGTGCACGCAACACCCTGGATCCCTGGAACCACAACTTTATTGCTATCAAGCCTGCTGGTAAGATCGGTGAGATCCAGCCTGCTATCGAAGATAGCGAGTTGATGGAGGAGGAGAATGTGGACTACATGAACGCTGGTAACGGTATTCGTATCGCTAAGTGGCGTACAGGTGAATCCACCAACCAGGTTGCTGCTGAGTACACTCAGGGATCAGCACGTCTGTTGCCTCTCATCACTGAGATTGATGCTATCATCTGCCTCCAGGTACGTGGTATTACCGAAAAGACAGTTCCTGCTGTTGATGGTAACGAGCGTATGTACTGGACTAAGTACGAGTATGAGAACAACGTGGCTCCTGCTGCTGTGCCTGAGGGTTAATGTCAAACCGAAAACAGATTATAAGCAATGAAAAAGATCATCAACTGCCTGTTTGCACTCCTGGTACTGGAGGTATTCAAGGATAAGAACGATCACGCTAAAGTCTATCAGCCTGGGGATCATCTGGAAACGGATGATCTCTCCAGGGTGAATGACCTGGTAAAGCGTGGACTTGCTGAGATTGAATCTGTAGGTGTTGCTGAGGATGCTGCTGGTGACGGTGCCAACGGTGGTGACGCTGGAGGCTCAAAGACTGGTGGTGAGGCTAAGCCTACTAAGGTAGTGTTTGATGGTAATGAGTATGAGCCTCAGGTGATCAAAGATGCTCTGATCGCTATTGGTGTGCCTGTAGCACCTAACGCTGGTGTGAACGGCCTCACTAAGAAGATCGGTGAGATCACTGAGGATCAGAAAGCACTCCTGGCTGAGAAACTTTCAGTAACTGAGTAAACCAATTCCACAATGGCAGACACTTATACGAAACTTGATGCACTGATCGGTGAGCTGGATCCATACACTCCAAGCCCAGCCGCTCTGAAAAAAAGCCTCATTGACGCTGGTATTACTGACTTTGATGAGGAATACACCACGGATGATAAAAAGGCCGTGGCAAAGGCCGCAATCACAGTGCTTAGACGTTTGATAGTTCTTTCCTCTGACAGCATGGGCAAAAGCTCCCAGGGCTACAAGGTGGATGAGCTTGAAAAGCGTATCAAGGCACTTGCTGAGGAAAACGACCTGGATGCTGAGGATTTCGTGGAAGTGCCAGCCGTTGAGGGTGGATCTCATTTGTGGTAGGCTATGGGTAGGTGGAATGGCACATTCAGGTATAAGAACCAACAGGAGCCTGTCAAGGATCCCCAGACTGGTTTTCTGGTAGGGGGTGCTGATGGTGAATGGATGGACGGATGCCAGTGCCAGATTGATAAGTATGCCCCAGCAAAGCAGTACGTGGGAACGGATGGGCAAACCCATTCCTATACCTACAACCTGTTTATTATGAAGCCGTACAGGTGTGATGATCTCACAATCGGTACAGAGGTGGAGATAACGCTGGAGGATGGCACTACTGATCAGTTCACCATCCAGGGTGTGGATAACCAAAGGAGATACGTTGAGCTATGGGGATAAAGCCAAAGTTTGGAACTGGGTACGTGGCAGCTCAGGTGAATGCCTTTCAGGATCGCCTGGAGAAAGCAACGGTGTTTATGCTCCAGTACATGGGCGAAGAGCTTGCAAAGTACGCTAAGGATCAGCATAACTACCAGGATCAGACTGGCAACCTCACAAACTCTATCGGCTATGCGGTGGTGAAACAGGGTAAGATCCTAAACTATGGTGGGGAAATCCAGCCTGGAGAGGGAGCCGCTGAGGGGTTAAAGACAGCACAACAGATGGCTGCAACCCTGCCAAACTCTTTCTCACTCATTATAGTAGCGGGTATGAACTATGCCGCCTACGTGGAAGCCAAAGGGTACAACGTGATCCTGCCAGCACAGCTGAAAGCAATGAAAGATTTTCCTGAGACGGTTAAGAGGCTCCAGGATCTGGCAAAGAAAAAGGCAAATGAATTATTCGGAAACCTGTAATGATTACTACTGAGGAAATAGCTGTAGTGGCTCACAATATGCTCCAGGAGAGCAATGTGGCTGAAATGATCTCAGGTCAGATCGACTATGAGAGAAACGACTATACCAAAGAGGATGTGATCTTAGTTCCACACCGTATAACTGGTGAGGGATCTGTGAGATACGGCCAGGTGAACGTAAACATCCACGTGCCTGATCTGGTAAAGAAAACTGGAAACCAGCCTGTCTATGTGAAAAACTTTCCCAGGCTTATAGCGATCAGAAAAGCCGTGATAGAGGTGCTTAAATCCCACTACGAAAGTGAAGAGGGATGGAACTGGACTATAGGAGCATTAGATCCTCCCATCAAGGAACCAGGAAAGAATGAGCACTTTGTTTCTCTGGCTTTGGAGATTACCGTAAGAGTAAAGAAGAGTAATAATAATTAAATTAGTTTGCAATATGAATATTAATGCTACAATGGGTGTGAAGAGCATCAAGTACGCTGTTATACCCGCTTCTGGAACAACTCCTGCTTTGGTGAAAGTTTCAGATGTGTATCAGGATAGCGCAACCTTTGTTACAAAGGATCCTACCATCACTGAGCACAAGTCAGAAACCAGCACCAAGCGTATAGTTATGGCTACTAAGGAGGGTCACGACCTGGTTTTCTCAATCATGGATCCTACCCCTGCTGAAATGGCTGCTTTCATGGGTGGTACTGGAGATAACACTGCTGGAACTTATACAGAATCTGAGACTGCCGATCAGATCCAGATGAAGTTTGAGGTTATCCCTGTGGCTGGAAAGAAGCTGACGATCCCTGTTGCCAATGTTACGGCAAAGATCAATACCACTTACTCTGCTAAGGGTATCACTCTGCTTGACGTAACGGCTACAACGGTATCTGCCATCAGCTATGCTCCAAAGACAGCCGCTGACGATCAGTAACCAGGTTGGCTCATACGATGAGAAATTGATTAATAAAAAAAAGTTGTTGGAAGCCTCCTATTCCCTATTGGTTTAGGGGGCTTCTTTGGATAAAGAACAGAAAGCAATGGAAGAAAAGGTACAGGAACAGCCAAAGGTAGAACAGCCTGAGCTTACCAGAGAGGAACGTCTGGAGATCGAAGAAAAGGCTATTCAGACACTCATAGACATGGGGGTTAAGTTCAAAGTTCCACTGAGAATTAACCCAGTGAATCCTCCTAAGAGGATAGCCTGGTGGAATAAGCATTTCCCTGATCACTTGATCGTCTGGAGAGACAGACGGATCCCAAAGGACTGGGATGTTACACTGGAAGATATGCCAGATCCAGACAAAAAGGAACTCAGAAAGATGTACGTGAGGCATTTCCGCATTACACCTCTCTACCTGGGAACCATTGATAGGATCAGGAGCCTGTACCTCCAGATAGAGTACGATGAGGATAAGCTACAGGAACTCCCGCAACAGGAGGGCAAGAAGCTCTTTAAGTACATTGGCCTGGTGGCTGAGATCGCTGCCGTTGCAGTCCTCAACAATCCATCCGTCTCTGATCCTGACAGCAGTGAGGTGACACAGCTGAAACAGTTCTTTATCGACAACCTTAGCGTAAACCGCCTGAAACGTCTGGCAGACGTGATAAGCCAGATGATGAACGCTGGGGGTTTTACGCACTCTATCAGATCCATCAGGGAGATCGGAGCAACGAAGCCGACACCCAGGGCAAATCTGGTAGAGAAATAATCGGGCTTAACAGTCCGTGGGGTAATCGTGGAGAGATCTGCAAGTCCTTTGGATGGACTTATGATTACTTGCTCTGGGGTATATCCTGGATGAACGTGACGCTATTCATAGCCGATGCTGCCAGGACAAAGGATGATCCTAATAAGGGTGACAGCGAGGATATAAACATCAGGCTTGAAACCGAAGAGGATATAAGGAACTATATAGAAAATATGCTGTAATGGAGAATATTAACGGTGCTTTAGGCTTTGCGGCCACTTTAGATATAGATGATTTCAACGTCTCTGCTGAGGCAATGGATCGACACATCAGGCAGGTTTCCACCAATATACAGATGGAGGCTGAGGATATGGAACAGAGTATTCTTGACTTTGCCCAGAAAGGAGCTATGTATATCCAGGCTTACCTGGTAGGCCAGGGTATGACAGGGCTTTTACAGAGCATAGTCCAGGTACGTGGTCAGTTCCAGCAGCTGGAGATAGCCTTTGGCACTATGCTGGGATCTGAGCAAAAGGCTAAGGATCTGATGGATCAGATGATCACCACAGCCGCAAAGACACCGTTTGACCTTGCTGGTATCGCTGGAGGTGCTAAACAGCTTCTGGCTTATGGCACAGCAGCCGATAAGGTGAATGACACCCTGGTAAGGCTGGGTAACATAGCAGCTGGTCTCTCCATTCCACTCAATGATATAGTGTACCTATATGGTACGACAATGGTACAGGGTAGGCTCTATGCCCAGGATGTAAGGCAGTTTACAGGCCGTGGTATTCCACTGGTAAAGGAGCTTGCTAAGATGTACGGTGTGACAGCGGAAGAGATCAATAGCATGGTTTCCGCTGGTAAAATCGGTTTCCCAGAGGTGGAAAAGGTGCTTAACGGAATGACTGATGCAGGAGGCCAGTTCTACAACCTCATGGAAAAGCAGTCAGCATCCCTCACAGGTATGCTTTCCAACCTGAGTGATGCCTGGGATAGTATGCTCAATGACATAGGCCGTGCAAACCAGGAGGTGTTTGCCGATGCCATCAATGGAGCATCCTACCTGGTGGAGCACTACCAGGCGATCCTGGATATTCTGGAGGCCGTGGCAGTCTCTTACGGTACGGTGAGGGCTGCAATAATGCTGAATACGCTGGCTACTAAGGGCTATACTGGTGTTGCCCTGATCGACAACACAGCAAGGCAGGCTAAGCTGGCACTCCTGAAAGCTGAGGCCGTGGCTACAGGCCAGGTAGCAGCACAGCAGCGTACCATGACAGCCGCAAACGAGGCTTATGTTGCATCCCTGGAGGCTGAGCTGACAGCAGAAGAGATTGCTGAGGTTAAGAAGCGTCTGAGGATCGCTACCATCCAGAGCCTACTGACAGCCCAGCAGCAGGAGTATCTTTCAAACCTGGGGCTTACAGCAAGCTCACAGGGCTATGAGGCAGCAGCCTTGCAAGTGCTGACAGTAGAACAGCAGCAGGCAGTCCAGAAACTTGATCTTTCCTCAAAGAGTGCCATATACCGTGCAGCACTGGATCAGGAGGTGGCAGCTAAGCACAGTGCAACAGCGGCTACCAGGGAAAAGGCAGCGGCTGAGCTGGAGGCAATGCGTACTGAGGTATCAGCAGCAGCCAGGAGGATGGAAACAGCCAAACAGACAGCCGTTTCCGCAATGCAAAAGGCTGAGGCAGCACGTTATGAATTGTACTGGGTAAGACAGTCTGGTGATGCCTCTGCCATAGCCACAGCACAGAAGAAACTGGAGGGTGCTGAGGATAATGCCGCCATAGCCAGAAAGAATGCCCTGGCAGCATCCACAGACTTCTACACTAAGAAGAAAACACTGGAGATCACAGCTACCAGGACATCTACAGCAGCATCAGCAGCTGACACAGCGGCTAAGGGTGTGCAGACAGCAGCCACAAACCTCCTTTCAGCAGCCACATCAAGGGCTACCCTGGCACTCAGGACACTCTGGGCTACCATGAAAGCCAATCCTATAGGCTGGCTTGTAACCATATTGGGTTTGGCTGTTTCCGCTTTCACCATGTTCAGGAAAGAAGAGGATGAGGCCAAAACCGTAATGGGTGATTTCCAGGAAACCACACAAAAGGAGATTGATAAGCTCAACCTCCTGTATGCCGTGCTCAACAATACCGAAAAGGGTACAAAGACACATAAGGAAACCATTGAAAAGATCAATGCCATTTGTAGGGAGTACAATAAGACGCTCCTGGATGAGAATGACACTCTGGAGGATCAGCGCAAAAAGTATGAAGAGGTTAAGAAAGCCATCCAGGAAACAACGGCTGAGAAGATCAGGGCTAAGTATGTGGAACAGGCCATGCAAAAGGCTAATGATGATCATGCAGAATCACTCAAAAGGCTAAAGGAGGCAGCAGAAGAGGCCACACATAAGGAG